CCTCGTTACAAACCATTTAGAGGAGAAAGTATGAAAATAGGAGATAAAGTCCATTACAAACCGACAGATGATTTTAAGAAAAGAGGATATAGGGAATGGGATGGAAAAATAGTGGCAAATGCTTCTTATTTGGGAGATGGTAAAAGAAAACTATGGGGAATTGCTATGCCACATTGGGGAAAAAGTGGGTATGTTGTTGTTGAACAAAATCAGTTATCAGTTTCACAGGAGAAATAATGAGAAAGATAAAAGGTGGGACGCTAAAACTAAAGGAACTATTCAAGGTGTACCAAAAGGCACAGAACTATAAGGAGGAGCATTGGGAAAACCCTCCGAGAATAGGGGGAGAAGGTATTATTTTTTCCATAAATAGAATACGGGATTGGTTGGATGATATGGAGCACCAAGTAATAGATACCACACAGATAGATATTTCCGAGTACAAGACTAAAAAAGTAATGCACCCAATACAAAAGAAACTGTTACAAGCCAATAAAATAAACGCTCTTACAGGAAAAGGCTATCGCAAGATTGCAAAGCTGGTTGGAGCTAATCACCCGCAACAAGTCAAATGGCACTTAATACAGTTAAAAAAGAAAGGACTAATATGACTGATTTACACGACAAGGAGAAGGGGAAGAAGAAACAGCATAGACATAAGTGGGATGACCATTGTGATTGTGAATATTGCGAGTTAGAAGTTTGTGTTAAATGCGGAGATGAAAGACAAAAAAGGCGTTATCGCAGAATGTGAACCAACTAATTATTTATTTTCTCATAGTAGAAGTTGTAAAGGCTGTAATTATTGTAAACCTATGAAACCAACAGAGGAGAAGGGGAAGAAGATAGGAGTAATGTTTTCAAGCCAAAGAGATAACTGGAAAACACCACAAGGATTTTATAAAGCACTTGATAGCGAGTTTAACTTTGACCACGATCCCTGTCCTTCCAAGCCAAAAGAAGATGGGCTTATAAGCAGTTGGGGGGGGTGTTCATTCGTAAACCCTCCCTATTCTGACATATCCAACTGGATGAAGAAAGGTTTTGAAGAATGGAAGAAAGGAAAGACAATTGTGTTTCTCATTCCAAGTCGTACCGATACACGCTGGTGGCACGAATACTGTATGAAAGCGACTGAAATACGATTTATTAAAGGCAGATTAAAGTTTGATGATCAAAAGAACTCTGCCCCATTTCCGAGTGCATTAGTAATTTTCAAATCCCTATGAAACCAACACAGGAGAAGACAATGGAGTGGGAGGAATGGCAAAACAAATTAAGAAAACTATGTATTAAATATAACTGGAGTATGGAGATACTAAATAAGTTTATAAAAGCCATATTGAAAAAAGAACAGGACTCCTTCAGACGGAAGGTGGAGGGGTTGAAACACAGACACGCTTTCAAAGGATGTGATTATTGCCACGCATTAGATGATGTATTAAAAATATTAAATAAATAGTATGAAAATAATCATAGAATATGACCCCTCTAAACCAGAAGATATGAAGATAATGAAAAAACTTATTGAAACAAATGATAAGCGTCTGAATAATATGGATGAGTTTAAGGAGTTAGATGATTGGCTTATCAAAGCACCGCTTCCAACAAGGGTAGTTCATTCTTTACAACGATGGATGTATGACCAAAAGCAAGAAGGAAAGATTGTCAATAAACAATTGCTCGTTGATATTGCAAGAATAACTCATCCTTACGAACAACCATTCAGCGGATTGATGGCTATAAAAGGTATGGGAAATAAAAGCGCACAAATAATTATTGATTTATTAAAAGAAAATAAACTTCTATGAATAAGACAAGTAAGGTAGCAGGGAAAAAAACACTAACAAAGATATTTAATAGCACTGTTTTGGGAGATACTTATTCTACCCACAATAAGACAAGTAAGGGGAAGAAGATAGTTTTTGACATAGAGCCAATGGGAAAACCGCGCATGGTACGATCTGATGCTTGGTCCGGGAGAGAATGTATTGCCCGGTATTGGAAATATAAGGATGATCTGAATATGTTGGCAAAGAGTCAGAAATATAAACCGGACTACAACTTAGATATTAAGTTTTATTTATCAATGCCAAAATCCTGGTCCGATAAAAAGAAGAAAATGATGGATGGAGAATGTCATTTATTGAAACCGGACTTTGATAATTTAGTGAAAGCTTTTACTGATTCTTTAATGGAAAATGACAGTATGCTTCATGATGTACGTATTCGTAAATATTGGGCTAGAAAGGGCCATATTGAGATAATGATATAGTTTGATACACGTCATTCTTGACCGAGAAGGCACTTCAATAAACTTCACTGTATGTTTGGTCCTCTAAACAACTACCCCTTGCATTGTTATAATAATTAGTACTATATTATTATGCAGTATGAGTGAAATCAATATACTGCAGACTAATATCATGATCTTCATGAATCAATGGGCGCAGTGTAAGAAAACGATCATACCGCAGAAAGAAGTGATTAGAGAAATGTTGAGAAGGAATCATACAAAAGACTTTACGACTCTCAATGCTTTAAACGCGCTACTTGATAAAGGTTTTATCCGCAAATCTTGTACCGGCCAAGCGCATAGGACCTTTTATGTTATGATTAGAACAATTCGGTGTCCGGGTGAATAGTGTTAAAAAGAATTACCAAACTCATATATATGAACGGTAAAAAGAAAAGAAAGATAGTCTCTCCTAAACAAAAGAAAAAGACAGTGCTTCAAAAAATGATAGAAGATGTACGAAAAGAGAAAGAAGAATTAAAAGCAAAACAGGAATTATTCTGCAAATTATACGCCACTGATGATTCTTTCTTCGCAAATGGAGTACAAGCATATCTTGAAGTATATGATGTTGATAGAAGTAAACCGAAGTGGTATCAGACTGCTTGCGCTTGCGCTTCACGCCTGCTAAGTAATGCTAAGGTTTTCAATAGAATTAACGAATTATTGGAGAAAAGTGGATTGAATGATGCTTATGTTGACAAACAACTTCTCTTTCTTATCAGTCAACAATCAGATTTTGGAGCTAAAGCACAAGCTATTCGCGAATACAACAAACTAAAAGCAAGAATAACGGAGAAAATAGATCACACTACAAAAGGAAAAGCATTACCTTCACCTATTTATGGAAGTAGATCAACAGTTTAATTTTAAAGATACTACTGCTACTCAAAAGATATTTGGTTTGAAGAAAAGAATCCGAGCAATAGCCGGAGGTACTTCAGCCTCAAAGACTATTTCTATCCTCGTTTGGCTCATTGATTACTGTCAGACAAAAAAGAATATAAATAAGCTCTGTACGGTCACTTCTGAATCATTCCCTCACCTTAAGGGAGGAGCAATGAGGGATTTTATCGCAATCATGAAGGACCGGGGATATTGGGATGAGACAAGATGGAATAAGAGCGATCATATCTATACGTTTGAGACAGGGAATCTTCTTGAGTTTGTGACAATGAATGACTACGGCAAGGCTCATGGACCGCGCCGGCATGTTTTATTCGTGAATGAGTGTAATAATCTTGACTATGAGATTGTTGATCAGATGATAACGCGTACTGCAGAGATAGTATTCCTTGACTGGAATCCTTCAAGCGAGTTTTGGTTTTATACGGAGATGCAACCAAATAGGACTGATATTGATTTTCTTACGCTTACGTATAAAGATAATGAGGCTCTGAGTAAAATTATCATTGATGAAATTGAATCACATAAAAATAATCTAGCTTGGTGGGACTGCTATGGCTTAGGAAAGCTAGGACAACTCACTTCTCGGATATATACCAATTGGGAACTTATTGATGAAGTACCAAAGGAAGCGCGCCTTGAGAGATATGGTCAGGATTATGGGTATAGTATAGATCCTACTGTCATTGAGGCAATATATAGATACCAGGAAGGATTCGTTATTGATGAACTTGCATATCAGAAAGGGATGAGCAATAGGACAATAGCGGATATATATAATAATCAGATGCCTGCTCTTGTTATTGCTGATGGAAGTGAACCTAAAAGCAATGATGAGATAAAGGATTATGGGATAAATATAATAGGATCAATGAAAGGTCCGGGAAGCGTATTGCAAGGTATCCAATATGTTCAGGCACAGAAAATATATATAACGAGAAGAAGCGTAAAGACAATAAAGGCATATAGAAATTATATATGGACTACTAATAGCGATGGGAAGATAATAAATGTTCCTGATGATTCTATCCATGAGTGGAGTAATCCTATGGATGCGGTACGCTATGGCCTGGATAGTTTCAGACCAAGAAAACAACCCATCAGACCTCAAACAGATTTTGGAGGGGTGAAACCTTTTATTCCCGGCATGATCGCGTAAATAATATTCAGTTGAACAGCAATAGTTTTTCCGTATATCCTTAACACATGCAACCTACCAATACAGCAATAAATGCGCTAGATCCTGAAGTTCAGATGTTAAATAATGGTCAGACAGAAGGTGACAACTACTTTGAGAGAAGAAGTATTAAACTGAAAAGGAACTATGAGATGTATCGTGGTGAAGCTCCAATAAATAGACTGGTACAAAGACAGACGGTTCATGTACCCTTCATGAAACAACAGGTCAGTACCTTAATGGCAAACGTGGATGACATGCCGGGGATATATTTTGAGAATCTTGATAACGATAAACAAAAGGAAGTATATCTGAATGAGTATTGGGATAAGACTTTGGATCATAGCAACATGGAAATCAAGGATGTTGTTGATAAGAAACAAAATATATTCACAGGTCGCACGTATGATCAGATGCAGATCATTGATGGCTATGTCACTTGGAATATCGTTGATACTGATGATATCCGGGTAAATAGATTTATTGATCCTACAAACATAGATTCAGCACGACACTTCATACACAATCATATCTATGTTCCTCTCTCCTCACTTGAGTCTAATCCTGATTATGATCAGAAAGCAGTAGAAGATTTGAAACTATGGTTTGGTACTGAGATGGGACTTATAAAAGCTGCAGAGAATAGGGCAAACGCTGATATGAAAGCGCAGAGAATGGCTGATTTGGGAGTGGTTGATGCGCTTAACCCTGTAATGGGTGAGACGGTTGTTGAGCTTTCCATGCATTT